TTGGGTGTCTTTGGCTTATCTCAAACTGCCAGAACTTCCCCGGCACTCGTTGGGTGATGGGTAGAGCTGTTCTCAAAACCTTAAAGGAAACCACCCTCAAAACCTTTAACCAGATCGCCTCCAAATTGGACATTACAAGCCAATTCAACTACAACAAACAGGATGGTGTCGTATATTGGAACAACGGGTCGGAGATACTTCTGAAGGATTTGGAGTTCAAACCCTCCGATGAAGAATTTGACAGCCTTGGTTCCCTTGAGATAACGGGAGCTTTTATTGATGAGGTTGCACAGATTCACATTAAAGCATGGACAGTATTAAAATCTCGTTGCAGGTACATGTTAGATGCCTACACGATCCATGGTGAAAAAACTGAAACCCTAAAAGTTTTAGAGAGGAATCTAATTACAGGAGAGCCTACAGTCTGGCTAAGTGAAGTAACCGGGAAACCCTCCAAGGGACTCACTCCAAAAATGCTTGGTACATGTAACCCGACTAAAAATTGGGCTTTTAAATATTTCTACAAGGCAAAAAAGCAAAAATCGATAGCACCTTACAGAGCTTTTGTCCAAGCACTGCCAACGGATAACCCCTTCCTGCCCGAAATCTACATCAAGATACTTAGACAATTGCCTGAAGCATCGAAACGCAGGCTGCTAGATGGAGATTGGGAGTATGACGACGACAAAGCAACATTGATTCCTTACGGGGCGATATTGGACTATTGGAACGGGAGACACGTTGACCGAGAGGGAGAAATGTACTTGACCATTGATGTAGCCCGAAAAGGGAAGGATAAATCGGTTTTTCGAGTGTGGCACGGGTGGGTTTGTATCAAACGTTATTCAATGGCGATTTCAAAAGTTAATGAGGTTGTTGACAAAGCGAGAGAAATTCAAACAGAGTTTAAAATTACTAACTCGAACACCATTGCTGATGAAGATGGAGTCGGTGGAGGCGTAGTTGACTACTTAGGTTGTAGAGGATTCGTGAACAACAGCAAAGCCTTACCAGAGCCAGAATCAACTACAGGGGACAAATCGAACTATGATAACTTAAAGAGCCAATGTTCCATGAAAATGGCAAAGAAGATCAGCGACAAGGAAATTGTAGAAATGTGCGAAGACTTGCAAGTGATTGAAGAAACCACCGAGGAGATGGGGCAGGTCAAGCAAAAAGACATTGATAAGGACGGGAAAATGGCGGTAGTGAGTAAAGCTGTGGTCAAAGAGCAAATAGGACGCTCACCAGATGAATGGGACTCAATTATGATGCGGTATTGGTTTGTTTTATCTCCTCCTGTTTGGGCATGTTAAAATTTATTTATCTTTGTTAAAAACAAATTCAATGGGGTTCTTCAAAAATGTAAAGGGATTATTCGAGACAAAGCAGCAATCAGCCTTTCAGCACACGATCCAAGTTCTTGGTGGTTCTAGCGAATTTATTTTTGATAAAGACACGGCTACCGTAAAGAAAGCATATTGGATGAATGGTGATGTATATTCAATCACATCAAGGATTGCAAGACTCGCAGCAGACATCCCAAGATTGATTTTTGAAGATAAAAACGGAGAGCTTATTCCTGTATTGGATGGCGACCTATTCGATTTAATTAACAGGAAGTACTCAGATAGCCAAACTGCAATCTCAGGCAGACAGGAATCAATCACAAACCTATTGACCCGAGGCAATTCTTTTATTTATGAACGCGTAATCCCCGGATTCAACAACATTGAATTAGTAATTTTAAGAAATACAAACACCGTTGTCACCTGTGGAATAGAGGGTTTTCAGTTGGTGCCGACAAAATACACCTACACAATAGGCGGTAAGTCAACAGGATTCGATCCAGAAACAATAATCCATACTAAATATTATAATCCGTCACCTGACTACGAGAACACCTGCCTAGGGCTATCACCACTAGAGGCGGGAATGATGTCTTTGTTGTTCTCATCCGATATTAAAAAGGCGCAGGCGAATTTAATCAAGACCCAAGGGGGTCGAGGATTCCTTACTAATAGATCAGCCGGTGTGTTATCAGAGGGGGACAAAAAAGTTATCCAGAATGTTCAAGACACCAGAATCGAGGGAGCAAAAAACTTCAATAAACTTTGGGCCACGTCTGCCAATATAGATTTTGTTTCAACAGCAATGAACGCACAACAGTTGAAAACTCTTGAGTCGGCGATCTTAGCAAAGAGAGATTTGTGCGACGTGTTCGGCGTTGATTCATCGTTGTTCAATGATCCAGAAAACAAAACCTACAACAACCGGGTGGAAGCTGAGAAAGCGATGTTTAACAATGCTGTTATCCCAGTTAACCAAATGGACATCGAGTCATTGAATGAGTCAGTAGTGAAGAAGTTTTCAGAGCGAGACGGGAAAAAATACATAATCAAACAAGACCTAACAGGACTGCCAGTTTTACACAAAGACGAAACGGAAAAGTCTAAGAAAGCGAAGAACGAATCTGCGGTAATTGTACAGATTTTAACGAGTGAAATTTCAAATACGGCGAAATTGCTATCTTTGCAAAGGACGTTAGGTATTTCAGAAGCAGAAGCGCAAAACTACGTAGGTGATGCAGAATAAAGAATTAAAAGACATTGAGAAGAAAATCAAAAAGGCTCTCCCAAAAGGAAAGCAGAAAGATTCTATTCTAAAGGATTTGAAAAGTAAACAAGCAAACTCAGTAAAGAAATGAGCAAAATCAAAGCAATAGAATTTCCAGACAAGACTTTTGAAACAAAAGAGGAGTTGTTTTCTGAGCTGAAAGCCAATAAGGATAAACTTATAGGAATTAAAAAGGCTCAAATCCTACCTTCAGATAGTGTTGAGGTTTCGAAAGCAGTAGAGGCTACGAAAGCGATTACAGTTAAAGACGGTCACTCAATGCACGTGATCAACACAACTAAGTACCTTGATTCCCATAACGACTTCCACGCTAATGGAATCTGGAATAAGTCTGTAAACGATCAACAAGGGAAAATCTACTTTGTTGCTGATCATGATTTATCAATCAAAAGCGTTATTGCTTTTCCTACTGACGTTCAAATGGAGCTTAAAATGATCAATTGGTCAGATTTAGGAGCAGACTTCGAAGGGAAAACACAAGCCCTTGTTTTCAGTGTAGACAAAGAATCAATTCAGTTAGAGGCTGCAAAATCAATTATCGAGAAAGGCGTTAACATTCAGCACAGCGTTAGAATGCAGTATGTTAAATTAGATTTGGCAGTTAATTCTGATAGCGACGATTTAAAAGAAGAAAAAGCACTTTGGAACAGTACAATCGACGATGTTGCCAATAAAGCGGTAGCATTCGACAGGGGTTATTTCTGGGTAGTATCCGAAGCAAAAATATTTAAAGAAGGATCAATGGTATTGGCAGGATCAAACGATGTTACGCCGATGCTATTATCAAATAAAACTGAGCCGACGAAAGTCACTCAAGTAACCGAGCCGTCCGACGACACTCAAATCAAAAATTATTTATTACAAAAACTAAAAAGATGAACAAAATTTGGATGAAGGACGGTAAGTTTACCGAACTAAACGAAGAACAATTAAAAGGATTGCCAGTTGAGGAGTTAACTACTTATGATGCTGATAGAATCGCTGCAAAAGAAGCAGAATTGGAGACAATGATCAAAGCCGGAAAAGCTGAGAACGAAGAAGCTATCAAGGCTTTGGAATCTTCTCTTGGAGATTTAGTCAACAAAGCAGTAAAGAAAAACCAAGACGCAATCCTTGCTATCGGTAAAGCTTTGAAGGATTTAACCGAAAAAGGGCTTTCAGTTGGAAGTATTCCTGCGGGAACGTTGAAAGTGTTACAAGACAAGAATGATCAAATCAAAGCTTTCAAGGCTTCAATGTCTGGGACATTAGAGATTGCTATTAAGGCTAGTCACGGTGCAGTTGACATTGATTCAGGAACAGACTTTGCAACAATGCTTGCAGGAGTTGGTCAGATTCCGACTAGACGTGTATTCATGAAGGATATTTTTGGTGTGGTTCAAACTGACACTGAATATATCAAGTATGTGGATCAAGAAACAAAAGTTCGTGACGCTAAGAACGTTGCTGCTTGTGCTGCGTCTACACACAATTCAAAACTTACTTGGAAGGTTTACACTATCCAACAAAAGAAAGTAAGAGATTTCACACATGTTTGTATTGACATGTTAGAGGATTACGATTTCGTTTCTTCTGAAATTGACAACTTGATCAGAACTGATGTTGCTTTGAGAGTTGATGAACAAATCTTATTGGGTACGGGTGTAACTACTCAATTGGACGGTGTTGCTTCTGTAGCTTCTACATTTAACGCAGCATTAGCAGGAGCAGATTATTCTGCTGCAACAGGTGATCCAATTCAAGCTCCAAACGTTGGTGATTTGATTTGTGTTGCAGGTGCTCAAATTTCATTCTTGGGAGCTAACAACAAATGGGTGGCGAACGTTGCTTTGATCAATCCAAAAACTGCGAAGCTTTACAAGTTGACGAAAGACAAGAACGATCAGTACTTGTTGCCTTCTTGGATTTCTCCAAACGGTGAGGTTAACGTTGATGGAATTCGTTTCATTGAGAACCCATTAGTTCCAGAGAACGAGGCTTACGTGATGGATTCTAACTACGGTAAGATCTATCAAAAGAAAGCTGCAACGGTAGAAATGTCTTTCGAGAACAGAGAGAACTTTGAAAATGAAATGGTGACGGTTAAAGGATACGAGCGATTGAATCTTTTAATTAGAAACGTAGATGCAAATGCATTTATGCACATTCCAGATGTTGCAGCAGCAATTGTCGCAATTACTAAAGTGTAATAAGCACCACTATAAAAACAGCGCACTTCCTCCGGGATGTGCGCTTTTTTAGGTAAAAACTGATACTATGAAAGTTAAATTTATCAAAGATCATCCGGTCGGAGTCAAAAAAGGAACTAAGACAGAAGCGAATGCGGCTAGTGTTTTACGTTGGCACGAAAAAGGGTACATCGAATGCGATTGCTCGGATTCAAAAAAATTGATCGAGTCGAAAAAAACTAAAGAAGTTGCCCCAAAAGCAACTGAAGAAACAAAAGGTAAGTAATTTTACCTAAAAAACTTTACCGATGGCATTAGTACAAGCATCAGACTTCAAAAGTAATCCTATTTACAAAATCTTCATTTCGAAGCAAGTCGAAACAGAATTGTCCGTGATGATTGATGATGTAGAGGAAAATATCTTGCAGGACCTTTTAGGCTGTGAGTTGTATGGGCTTTTTATAACTGATCTTGATACTAATACGCCACAAGTTCCACAAAACTCTCCATTTACTGAGATATTTGAGGCTATTTGCATGGATGATGAATGCGGTAAGATCGTTTCTAAAGGGATGGTGGATATGCTGCAAGGGTTCATTTACTTCGAATGGGAGCGTTACAACCCCTTTAAGGCTACTGCCAACGGAATAGTGCTCTCAGACTCAGAAAACTCAACACAGGCTAACTTAATAGCGTCAGGAGTCTACAACAAGTACAACCGAGCGGTGAAGAGTTACCACGCTATTCAAGAATATATTTGCAAAAACTCGGAACTGTACCCTACGTACAACGGAAAACATAAAGAATTTACATCATATATATAGCCATGGCAATAAAGAAAAACTTTACACTACTAGGAGTACCCACAATTCCGGCAAATGCAAACTTTTTAAGCGATGCAATTGAGATCTCTTTCAACTATGTTTGGGTGATTTCTCCTGTTTCAGTTGGAATCGTAGGTGGTCCACCAACATACACGATTGAAGTAAGCGCAGACGGTGGGGTTACGTGGGTTACTTATGTTTCAACTATAACTGGACTACCTGCATCGGGGATAGCAATTACGCAAGATTCCATAGACGATGACATCATTTATACCTCTATGCGAATTAACTATTCAGCCAACGGAACCACCGCAGGAACTGTTGAATTTCCAATCAACCTAAAAAGCAAATAAATGGGTAAGCCGATCGACATAATATTTAAGTTTGGAGACGGAGCAACGCATGATGCAAGCGAGTCAGAAGCTTCACAATCACAATTAGTATGCTTTAAGTATGGTTGGTCCTTGGCCCCATTGGTTGCCGGATTAGACGCTGACCCAAAATACACTATTGAAGTATCAAACGACGACACAACTTGGAGTCCTTACGATTCGAGAGTCGATGACGTTTCAGTACTACAACCCTTTGACGACACCCATTTGAATTGGAAATATGTCCGAATCAATTACAATGCAGATACTAACACCACAGGAACAGTTAATTTCCCATTGGTACTAAAATAAAAACATAATGGCTTTACCAGTTATACACCTTGACAGAGCAACAGGACAGGCGTTCATTGGTTGGTCAGGGGAAGTAAATACCTTCGCGGACCTTCCTCCATTTGGCGATCACGTAGGAGAATTCTACATGGTTCTACAACCTACCGGATCAAGATTCTTATTTACTTATAAAGCTTCTGGCTTATACCGTTCAGAAGGTGGAGCATGGGTCAAGAAAAACAATATCCAATTACTTCTTAACGACGATCAATTCAGCATCTACAATGCCCTTGACAACAGCAAAGTAATTTCATTTGATGTTTCTGGAGTATCTACTGCAACACAAAGGACATACGCTTGGCAAGATAAAGACGGGACAGTTGCTCTTTTGGGTGATGTCGCAACACTAAACCCTTTAATATTCAATCAAGTTGTTAACGCTCCTGCATTAACTGTTAATACTCATGATTTTGTAATTCCAGGACTAAAAGATAATAATGTACTGAATGTATCTACCGATGGGGGTAATTACGATCTAACAGGAATAGTCCCGACAGGAATTGTTAATGGGCAAACATTTTTTGTTTACAATGTGGGTGATCCTGGAATAGTAAAGTTAAAGAATGCTAGTATACAAAGCCTTCCGGCAAATAGGTTCATAACGGACGGAGATGTTCAAATTAAGGTTGGAATGGGTGTAATATTTACATACGATACCTCAGTATCAAGATGGAGAGTTAATTATTTAAAATAATGGGATACAAATTATACATAGAAAACGGTGAAGACATTCCAGCCATAATTATACAGCCGGACGCATCAGAAGCACCCGCAAACTCTACAGAAGGCACCACTGTAACTAACTTTTTTAAGTACGGTATCGCTAATGGGCTTACTAAAAACCAAGTTCTTGAATACTCAATAAGTTTAATCGCAGATTGGGCAACACATGATCAAGCTGAAAAGGATTTAATAATAGCTTTTATTGAGTCAAACCAATTCACAGCGAGTGTAACTACAGAGATTAGAGATTCTATATCAGCTCCTTATCTTGGATTCAAGATATTTAACACGACTTACGGATCTTCTGAGTGGTGGAAGGGTGTAAAATGGGCATCAATCGAGGAGAATATAATCATGTTGTCTTCTGGAACAAATGGAATATACGCACATTCAAATACATCGATGACCCAATTAGCATTTAATGTTTGCGTTCCTTCAATAAATTCAGTAAATCCAAACGCTACAAAAGTATTTGCCAAGATAGTGGCAGATTACGAAACTGATGGAGATAGTACTGGTGCAGCTGACTTGTTTTGCTATACCGACTACATAGCTGTAGCTAATAGTGAATATAATATCCCTAATCAGCTATGGAGGGTCGTTGAAAGTCCAGATTGGATAGAGGTTACAGAAAAGAAGACATATAGACTCAGGACCAAAAGGGTTGGAGGTGTTGGTTCTGACGATATAAATGTAGAAGGTTTTACTTTAATGCTTAAATACGTGTAACATGGCTAAAAAGAAGAAGGAAAAAAAGAGAATGCACGATGAGCCAACTAACGACTTTAGAACAAGGATAGGCAATCGTAAAGGTACTTGGGGTTACACTACAATGAAGTTAATTAACAACCTAATGGAAGAAGATCCAGAGCCAGACGAAGCTATTAAATACACAAATGCTGCATCAGTAGCGACTAATTTAGCTTTAGAAATTGGGTTCGAAAATATTGGTTTTTTTTGGATTGGGATTACTTCTCCATTGAAAGACGCAATTCAAGCAACTACTTTAGTGAATGAAGATATAAAAGCAAAAATAATCGCGGATTTAACACCAACACAATAGTGGCAAGATTGAAACCATACAGATATTGGGCAAAGGGTGATTTATTAGAACACCTTTATCACATTGCGAGGGAAACAGAGTGCGATACTTGGGTTTTTCATCTTATTGATGAGGCTGTTAACGATTACATGTGGAACCCAACCCAAGACTTCGACGGATGTACTATTGTTCAAGATATGACTCATCCAAGTTTACCATGTTTTATTCATGATTATTTATGGATGACCGGAAGGGGCGGAAAAGTTGCTGATTCAATATTTTACGATTTAATGATACAATGTGGAGTCTCAAAAAACAGAGCCTCAAGACGTTGGGTTGCTGTTAGAGTTGGATGGGGTTTGTGGTATAAATGGCGCAACTATGCTATCCGAAATGTTCATATATTTACCCACGGAATGAACCTATACCTAAAATCTAAGAAATGAAAGACAATCCAGAATTAATCACAGCAGCAGCCGGATTTATTGGCAGCGCAGCAAAAGCAATTAAAATAAAATTGAATTGGAGGAGTACCCTATCGAGCGTTGTCCTTGCCACTGTAATAGGATATTTAATGCCGGGGTTAGTTGAATATTTCATGGAGGACACAAATAAACAGGTCACAATTTCAGTAAGTGTATTAGCCGGATTCCTAATGCATAGTATAACAGATTTTGTTGAGGAATATTTAAAAACCAGATTTCTTTCAAGGGATGACAAGGACGAGGTATCCTAAAACAAAACTCAAATAAATAAAACAAACAGCGTATGTTCAATTCGGTAAAATACATTGAAGGAATAGTCGAAAGTATGACATTTAACGAGCCGATTGTTCGAATGCAGTACTTCCCTAGTAAAAAAGAAACCTTCATCGAGCTTTGTAAAACTTATTGGTGTTTCCCTTGCTATAAGGTTGTGATTGGCGGAACTGAATATGAGATAAAAGATTTTGAAGTAAATATGTCGATCTCAATAAAGGGAGAAGTCACCGGAACACCTACTGAGGTAGTGATCCCCGCTCCTCATTTTATACATGGCACGCCTTTGCAAGCGTCAGGAGCTTTAAACTTAGACAGTGGGTGGAGAGATCAACTGCCTTTTATCTACCTCATCGAACCAATGACAGAGCAAAGAGATAAATCACTTGACTCAATCCTTGATAGAACAAGTATGTTCAACGGCTTATTCATGCTGCCGGGAGACAACGCAGAAGATGTCCACCACCAATACAAAAATGCAATTCACCCAACTGAAAATATGGTTGAGGAGTTTGAGAACAAAATCCAAAATGATCCAATGATAGTTGCAAGCAAATTGAAAACGGCTACAACGAGAAACCGGGTCCACTACGGTGTATGGGTTCGGAAAACAACAAAGCAGCAAGGACCGCAGAAACCAAAGAAAAGCAAAGAGGACAACATTGTTAAGTTAATTGACTCTGATATTTCCGGTATCGACTACGCATTAGGCATTCCATTTTCTCGATCTGTGAGGAATGAAACCTGCAACAAATGCCACTAAAAAATAATTACTTAACTTTACACCATACAAAAACTTAAAATTAAAAACCTAAGACAATGGCAGATGAAAATTGCAAACAGGAATTAGCCGACGCAGGGAAACCATTATGTTGGTTAGTTGCAAAAACAGCTAAATATGTAGCGTTCGACATGGGAAAGGACTCAAGTGGAGATCCTAAAGAGCGAGACAACACAGTATTAACCAACTTCGCAGAGTTAAAAGTAGCAATTGACGAAGTTAATCCATTGGACAGAATTTATCCAATTCCTTATTTGATGGTGAATGCAGATCAGCCAAAAGCAGATCCGGTTTATTTCACATCTAACGGTGGTG